CGACAAAGCCCCCAGCCGAGTTAACCGGACCAGCAAACGTAGTGCCAGCCATTGGGATTGTATTCCTTTCCTAGCAAGGTCTCGTCGCGCCGTCTGCTAGGCGTCTATGCTGGACAAGGGCATAGTCTGCGCGACTGGGGGAAGGTCCGCGCTGGCCGAGAATTCTCAAAGCCAGTCTATGGGAAATAAATCCCGCTAGGAAAGAAAGCAAAAGGGGCGGCGGAGCTTTCGCTCTACGCCACCCCTTGCCGTCACCGGGGGGAAGGAGGACCCCTTAGACAGCGGACCCACGCGAGTTAAGGTCAGTGAATATATACACCGGCCTTAACCGCACGTCAAGCCATTTGCTTGGCTCTGACCAGCGCTTACGCGCCGGGCGAACCCCACCAGCCCAGCGGATCGCTCACGCCGAAGCTATAGCGTTCACGCGCCTTGTAGCGCATGTTGCCGGTGTCGAAATCACCTTCGGAGCCCGACTTCAGCGGAGCCCGCTGGAAGTGCTTGGTGCCGTTGGGGACGTCGGTCTTCACGAACCAAGCGTTGGTATCGGTGAAGCGGTGGTTGATCGAGTAGCCTTGCGGGAAGACGCCGACTTCGAGCATTGCGCTGATGTCGTTGTCCGCCGTGGCGACGCGATACTTGGACTTCAGAAGACGCTCAGCCGTGAACTGAAGCTGCGGAGGAATGTGCAGTTTCAGCGGGCGGGCGGCAATCAGAAGGCCGCGCTCGTCGGTCCAGCCAGCGATTTGAATATACATATTCTCAATCGCCGTCTCGTTCAGGTCCACGCCCGAGGCGGGACGGTTGGCATTGACGCCACCGGCCACGGTCGGGTGAGAAGCCGAGAACATGTAGACCGCATCGGCGGAGGTGTAAGCGGTGAAGCCCGTGTTGAACGGGACCACAGCCTTGACTTCCTTGGTGTCCACCATCGACTTGGCCAGAGCCTTCGTGTAGCGGGTCGCCAGAGAGTCATAGAGGTTGTCCTCCATAGCTTCTTCGGTGATCGCAAAGCCGAGGGCAATGGTCTCGTGGGTGTAGCGCGCGGTGAAGGATTCTTGGGCGTTGTCGTAGACAATGCCGCTACCTTCTTGCTTGGTCTGAGCCAGACCGAAGCCCGAGAGCTTGGTTTCTTCTTCAAAAGCACGGTCAGAGGTTTCGGTCTCATAGAGTTCCGACCACTCAGCCCCGTACTTTTTATATTCCAGACCAAACAGTGCGTTCAGGCCGGGGACAAGCTCCTTGAGAAGCTGTGCGCGAGAAATAGCCATTAGATCGCTCCTCTATTAGCCGTTACGCTCGAAGATATGGAACCCGGCGTTGATCATGACGAGCACGTCAACATAACCGGAGGCGTTGGTATTGTCCGGGAAACCAGCAATGCCGACCACCTTGAACGGAAGGGTCACGCCCGCAGCCGGGGTGCCGTCAGTATCAAGAGCGATGGTCGAGTTGCCAGTCGCCGCAGTGCCCGTGGTGGCCGAGGTCAGCGCGTAGCACGCGCCGATAGCAGCCAGAGCATCGAACGACGCCGAGTTAGCCTGCACTTGCATGACGACCGAGGGGTCATCCACAACGTAGCCGACAATGTCCGACGCGGTGATCGAGCCGGGGTAGGATTGACGCCAGATCGGTTGACCGGTGTTCGGGTCAGTGTACGAGCAGCCGACAAAAATGCCGAGATACTCGTCCGGAGTCGAGGTCGTGCCGAGGTTGCCAGCAGAACAGGCGTCGAGATAGCCGCCGGTGTATTGCACCGGTTGGCCGAAGTAGAGAACCGAGGCATCCGCAGATGCAATTCGGTACTGGTTGGTAGCCCCCACGAAAGGTCGGTTGCCGGTAAGCTTTACCGGCTTCAGACCGTAGGGAGCCGCACTGGTAGCCATGTGTGGTCTCCTTGGAGATTAAGGTTGTGATCAGCCGTAGCTGGTCGAGGATTTCCGCTCACGGATGATAGGCATCCGAGGGTCTTGCTGGCGCATGAGGCTTTGATCAACCGCCTCAAGCTGCGCCGTGGCCATGCGGGTAAAATATTCGTCGCGCTGCTTGGCGACTTCTTCAGGGATTTTAGCCAGCGCCAATCCGCCGATTTCGATCCGGGTGTCTTCCGGTCGGCATCCAGCATCCAGAGCAATTTCAGGCATGTCTGAAGGGTCAACGAATTCCCAACCTTCCCGGCGTCTCATGCCGGTGTTGGTCGTGTCGATTTCCCCGAGGGAGGCCACTCTGATCCAACGAAATCTCCAACCCTCTTGAATGTCGGGCATAGGGAGCAGTTCGGGCGGTCGCCAAGTAGTGGGGCGCGATTCGGTCTCGCGGGTCGTTTGCGTTCTAGCGGTGCGCGGCTGATCAGCCATCGTTATTTTCCTTATCAAGAATGGCGACTTGGCGGGCGTAGTCCGCCAGCGGGACGCCCATACGTTTGGCCAGCTTGACTTGGGTCTGCGTCAGCGTGACTTTGCGCGGAGAAGCTTTACCGTTTCCGCGAACAACGGGGGCGACAGCAGACGCCCGGGGTTTATATTCTCTGGTCAGGCTTTGGCCTTGGCCTTCGCCCAGATCAGGGAACATGTCCTTCATAGCCGCGTCGATTGCCGAATAATATTCCGGCGTACCGACCGCTTGAGGGTATCTAGACACAATGTTCGTGTGAACGCCGATTGCGTATTGAGTCTTCTTCGCGTCCTGATTGAACCACGGATTGTCCTGCATCCAACGAACCTGAAGCTCATCGTTGCTGGTCTGGGCCGGGGCCTGTCTGGCTTGCGGGACTTCAATCTGGCGAACCTCCGGAGGAGTGTATCGCTCGTATTGAATTTTTTCCGGCGCGAGTTCCGAGATTCTGGTTTGGGCCAGAACCATTCGGTCCACATCGCCAGTTTCAAACGCCGCCTTGTAGTCAGCTTGCGCCTGAGTAAGTTGGGACTCTACCCGGGACTTGGCTTGCGCCACGAACCCCTGCTCATAGGAAGCAGTCTGTTGCTGAAGCTGATTGACGTAATCAATCGCCTGTTTCAGTTGGGCGGCGGCCTCATCGCGTTCGCGCGCGACTGCCTCCTTGGCCCGGCGTTCCGCATGACGTTCAGCGGTTAGCTTGGCGAACCTCTTCTTGACCCGCTCAGACGTGTCGGGAATTTCTTCCTCGTCATCCTCGTCATCAGCGGTTTCCTCCGCAGCGACATACTTCCCACGGTCTTGCTCGGGCGTATCGTCAACGATTTCAAGCTCATCGTCAGCGCCCGGCTCAAGATCGAATTCAAATTCGTCGTCGCCAGAATCAAGAAGGTCTTCGTTGGAGCCTAGATTTTTCATGCTCTCTTAACCCCTCTCGGGTCATCAATGACCGCCTCAATCGAGTCGTCATTGACCAGCCTGAGTTCGTGCTCGAAGATTTTCAGTCGAGTACCGGAGTAGGGTCGCATAATCACGAAGTCCCCCTCCTTGCACCACGGCCCGGTCGGGAACTTGCTCTGGTCGGAGTAGGCATCGGGACCAATAGCAATCACAAAGGCCACCACCGCAGCAGCAGACTCGCGATCAATCAATTCGTCCGGTCGCCAAATGCCACCCGTGGTTTGCTTCTCCACTTGCAGCGGCTTAACCAGAATTTTGTAGCCAGAGGGCTTGGGCACATTGGACCCGACCTGCAAATCCCCTTCGGGAAGAGCAAGGTTCGTAACGTCATACATGAATGGTCATGTCCGATTTATTTGCAGGGTAACCCACCCAGTAGGGATGCAGGGGCTATCCCCCGAATTCTTGTTCCGCGCGGTCCATAGACTCTTCGATGTCCAGAAGAATTCTTTCCGCGAAAGCGAGGCCGGTAACCTGACCGACCAAGTTCTGATATTGCGCATAGTCAGAAGCGCCGCCGGTCGCCAAAGCGTCCGCCACGTCATTCATCTGCTTGCGAAGCTTTTCTCTTACGGCTTCGGTCAGGCCCATAATTCCATCCGTGCAGGTATCCGAGAACAAACGCCCGGATAATTCTTTTGACCACCACCGCGACTAGCAACAGGACCGCCGCGACGATCAGCACGTCCAAGCAAAAGCTCATCTGCGCTACTGCTCGCTCTGGCCAGAGCCGTTAGACCGGCCAATCGCCTCGGAGGCCTGCTTCTCAGCGACCTTGACCAGCATCTGAGCGGCAGCGATTTGCTTGCTATTCGAAAGCTCTTCGTTGTCCCGCTGGACCTTGGCCCCGAGTTGCGCCCCCGCGATATCAAGCTGGGCGCTGGTCTTAGCGACGTCTACCGCAAGCCTCGCGCTCTTCTGAGCCGAGTCCAGTTGCATCTTAAGAAGATCAATCTTGGACTTGCTCTCAAGCTCGCGCTCCTTGAGTTCAAGCTCCTTGGCCTGCATCTGGACAATCGGGTCCTGAGCTTGCTTCTGGGCCTGCTCCTGAGCGGCCTCTGACTGGTGCTGCTGAAGAAGCTTCTTGCTTGCTTCGGCACTGAGCCGGGAAATCTGAACCTCGATTTCGGGCGAGAGTTCTTCTTCTGGATTGGGGAGGGCGGTCCCCATCTGCTCTTCGATTTGTTTCCGGTATTGGAAACCAAGGTGCTCAGAAATGTGAGCCGCCATTGCCGCCTGAATAGTAGAGGCCTGCGGGCTCTGGCCGATCATGGCCTGCATCTTCGGGTCCTGAGCCATCGCCATATGCACTTGAATGTGCGCGTCGTGGTCTTGGCTAAGGAAAGCTTTAATCGGCTCGCCCTTAAGCAACGCCATGTTTTCCGAGACGGGGTCTACAGGCTTCATGTCTTCAGGAAGCGGGACCAGACTATCGGCGTCTTTGATATCCAGAGTAAGCAGCATTCCCCTGTGCAACTTAGCCATATCATACAGTTGCGGGTTTGTCGATGCTAGCTGCAATACTGCCTGATACTTAATGACACGCTCTGACATGGTAGTCGCGCCCGGATCAGACACCGGGATAATCTCAACAGCGGCAAAGTCTTCTCTACGGTCGAAGTTACCACCGACGTCGTATTCGTATTCAGGACCCATATCGTTCTTAACGATATCGGCAATCAGCATGAGTTCTCTTTGCAGAGACGCATGAAGTCTTGCCTGCACGGCGCTCATTACTTTGAGCGCACGCTCCATCAGAGCCAGCGTGGTGCCGACCGGGGCCTCTTGATTGCCATCACCAATCTCTAGATCAGCAATCGAGCCAATGCGTCTGCCCTCGTCCACCAGATTCCCGAGAAGCTGGTAGAGGACCATGCTCGGCTCTTTGTAGGGAAGCGGCATGATGGAGTCCGACACCTTGCCAGCAGCCACATCCACGTCGCGCCACTCGCCGGGGCGGATAGGGGTGTCATCCCCCTTGATGCGCAGCCCACGGCTCTTCAGGCCGCCGGGGAGGTTGGACAGCGTGCCCGCGTCTACAAGCTGGCGCAGAATGCTGGTGGCGGACTTGGTAATCCCGCCGATCAGGTGAACTAGACCAAAGCCGTAGAACCCCAGACCCGGGAGGTATCTGTAGTCCACGAAGAAACTGCGACGGTTCATGGCCTCGTCGTTTTCGGACCAGTTCCGACGGATAGAAAGAACCTTGCCCGACCCCTTATCGATAGTGATCACATAGGGGAGGGCCAGCCCTGTAGGCTCGCCCTCGTCGTCTCTGTGTTCGTAGCCGGGGAGATCGTAGTCGAGGTGAACCTCAAGGGTCATGTACCTGTCGGACTGAATAGTTTCCCGCTCGCCGGACAGGTCGTCTCTTTTTTCCTGAATTTCCCCGGGGGTAACCGGGCCAGCCTCAATGTCGATGTTCCGGTAGAACCCGGAAAGCTGAAGCTTCTTGAGTTCGTTCTTGGTCAGGGTCTGAACGTGCGTGAACCGTTCGGCGCACGACAGGTCGCTCTCGCCGTAGGAGACAACGAAGTCCTCTGCCGGGACAAACAGCGCCTTGGGGCGCTTTTGATGGGGGTCGTAATAGACCTTCCGGAACGAAGACCCGGTCATGGGAAGCTGGAACAGCAGCGACTCCGTGTCGGCGCGGTATTCCGGCATCTTCTTGACGAGGATGTAGTTAAGCTCCTGCTGAACGCGCTCAGCCTGTTGGAGTCTCTCAGGGGTTTCCTTCCCGACGATGCGGGTCTTGGCCGGGCCAGCGGGAGGGAAAATCTCCATGATGGCTTGCGCCTCAAACCTGACCACCGCCTCCGCCAGCAGCGGGTGATAGACACCGCACGCCCCCGACCACGGCTTGGTCCGGTCTTCCACCTTCACGCCAAGCTGATCCATCCCGTTGACGATGGTGTCCTCCCAGTCTTTCCGGGAAAGCTTGTCGGACTCGAAAAGCTCCATGAGTTCCGAAGAAATCTTTGCGAGTTCTTTTTCGTCGATGGTTTCGGCGAGGTTCTCATTGTGGTCGATGACAGCGGCCTCTTCACTGTCGAGGCTCCCGGGCTCCTCATCCCCGAAGACGATGTCCACTGACCCGTCGTCGTTTTCAGTGATGCTTTCCGGCTCTGGGTTCTCGCCTTCATCCGGGCCGTCTAGGGCGAAATCAATCTGAAGGTCATCTTCGGTCAGGTCCGGGTCAACCCACGGAGTCATCGGCTTAGACATGGCCATTAGTAGTAGTCCGCCTTTTCGTACAATCCGGGATTAAATTCTTTGCCGTCGTCTTCGTCTGACTCAAGTCTGAGAAAATGCCCCTGACGAAACCGGACCAGCGCCATGCAGATCGTGTCCACGATGTCGTCGTTCGCGCCCATCGGGAACGCGCCCGCTTCGTCGAGCACCGTGCTGGTCCAGTCCCGGTTCATAATGTGAACCACGCCAGAGGCGAAGATATCAGTAATCGCGTTGACCCTGACGACTTTGTCGCCGTCATGTCTTGTCGGGGTATAGTCAGTCAGAAAGATACCGGCGCGGCGCATTTCCGCGACCAGAGCTTCACCAGCAGAGCGCCTCTCCACGATACACGCATCGGGAGCCCAATGCTTATACAGGTCTAGGGCTTTCTTTTTCAGTTCAGGAAACTCGACCTTATCGCGCCAGCAATCCAGCATGATGACTTGCGGTCTATCAGAGTCCTCTTTGTAAAAGACCCCCCATGTGGTGCAAACGGAGTAGTTTGACCTCTGGGTTGTTCTACCGGCGGTGTCCCACGACTGGATAAG